AAGGAAGCGATAATGGTCGGCAGGGTGATGGTCATCGCCGCGTCGTCCACGTAGATGATACGCCCGGCGTAGGACGCGACGTCCAGCGTCAGGGCCGTCGAGCCGTTCGGGACGGTCTGTACCATGCCCGGGCCTTGCCCGATGAAACCGTTCAGCGAGCGAACGGGGCCTTGGAAGGTCGTCATACCCATGGTGGGTCTCCGTGTAGTAGCACATCCCCTCGTCGTCTCTACTACGTCTGCTAGGCCAGTCGGCGAGGGTGGTTTGTCCTAGACGCTACGCAACTATACACGAGCTGCGGAAAACAAAAAGGGGGAGAAGCACTAGGCTTCTCCCCCTCCTGTATGCTTCGCTAGGAGCGTGGGCTGTTAGGCCCCCGCGCTGCCGAACATACCCAGCGGATCACTCCAGCCGAAGCTGTAGCGTTCGCGAGCCTTGTAGCGCACGTTGCCGGTGTCGAAGTCGCCGTCCATCGAGTTCGCCAGAGGCGCACGGACGAAGTGCTTCAGGCCGTTCGGCACGTCGGTGGTCAGGAACCACGCGTCGGTGTCGGTCAGGTAGTGGTTGACCGTGTAGCCGCCCGGGATCGAGCCGTTCGACTTGAGCGCGTTGATGTCGTTGTCCGCCGTGCCCACGCGGAGTTCAGTCTCCAGCAGGCGGGTGGCCACGAACATCAGCGAAACCGGGATGACCAGCTTCTTCGGCTTGGCGGCGATCAGCAGTCCGCGTTCATCGGTCCACCCGGCGATCTGGATGACGGCGGCTTCCAGAGAAGTCTCGTTCAGGTCGGCGGCGGTGGACGGGATGTTCGCGTTGACGCCGCCCGAGACCAGCGGGTGCGAAGCGCTGAACAGGGGGACGCCATCACCACCAGCGAAGTTGGAGTTGAAGCCGTTGTTCAGGACCGCAGCAGCCTTGGTCTGCTTGGTGTAGGCCATGGCCCGAGCCAGCGCCTTGGTGTATCGAGCCGAGAGCGAGTCGTAGAGGTTGTCCTCCACAGCTTCTTCGGTGATCGAGAACCCGAGGGCGATGGTCTCGTGGTTGTAGCGGGCGGTGAAGGCTTCTTGGGCGTTGTCGTAACGAATGGCAGAGCCTTCGCTTTTGACAGGGGCCGCCGAGAAGCCGGACAGCTTGGTCTCTTCTTCGAAGGAACGCTCGGAGCTCTCCGTTTCGAAGACCTCCTTATGCTCTTCCCCGTACCGGCTGTACTCCAGACCGAACAGGGCGTTGAGACCGGGGAGGAGCTCCTTAAGGAGCTGTGCGCGTGAAATAGCCATCTAACCGGTTCTCCTTACACGCCAGTGGGGTTGTAGTATTGGTGCATACCGGCGTTCCACTTGACGATCACTTCGGTGTACGAAGCGGGGTCGGTGGCTCGCGCGGTTTCCTTCACGATGTCGATGATACGCACCGGCCACGTAGAGGTAGTGGCGGTGGTGTCGTCGATAGCGACGCGGGAGTTGCCGGTGGCGGTGGAACCGGCGTTCTGCACCAGAACGGCGTTTTCACCAACCGCAGTGCGGGCGACGAAGCCGATGGTCGTGGTAGCCGAAACGACGGCGACCTTGAACAGCGCATCGGGGTCATCGAGGACGTAGGCTTCGATGTCGGCGGCGACGGTGGAGGCAGGGTAGTACTGCCGGAACGTCTTACCGAAGGTCGCGTCCGTGTAGGAGCAGCCGAGGAACACGCCCACAGGCGTCGCGGAGTTGGTGCCGGTGTCCTTGTCCAGCGTGCCCGAAGAGTTCAGCTTGACGACGTCGCCATAGAAGATCGACGTAGCCGAGCCCGAGCCAATCGGGACCAGTCGGGTAGAGCCCGCAAAGACTTGGCCGCCGATCAGGTTGATCGGCAGAAGGCCGTACGGGGCGTCAACAGTAGGGTAAGCCATCTACAGGCTCCTCTCTAAGTGCCTTTGCCAAAAGAAGCCGAAGACTTTCGCTCACGGAAGAGCGGCATCCTCGGGTCGTTTTCTCGCATGAAGTTGTTGTCCACCGACTCGATCTGATCCCGGTTCTGGCGGGCGAAGTACTCGCGCCGTTGGTCCATGAACTCTTCCGGGATTTTGCAGAGCAGGAGGCCCGCAACTTCGACGTTGTCCTTGAACCGGCTGCTGGGGTCGACGAGAAGCTGGAACTGGGGCTGCTCCTCAATACGGACCGGCTCCCAGCCCTCGCGCATCTTGCCCGAGAGGTTGCGGGGGTCGTTCGCACCGAGAGTGGACACGCGCACCCAGCGGTACGCATATCCCGGCTGCTTGTCGGGTTCCGGCAGCACCGAGGCGGGCTGCCATTGCTTTGGGCGCTCCTGCTCCACACGGGTGGTGCGCTCCCGCGAAGTCCGCTTGGTAGCGGGCGGCGCGACAGTCACTTCCGGCTCGGAGAAGTCTCCCAGATCGTTCAGCAGGTCTTCGTTCAGGTTCGTATTCATGGTGTCTAGTTCCCGGTCTTGGCGAGTTCACGAGCGTACTGTTCCGGCGTGATGCCCAGACGCTTGGCGATGTTGACTTGAGACTGCTTAAGGCGGATCGTTTTCGGCGCCGTGCTGCGTGACGCAGGGGCGACGACGTTCCCGGCCTTGGTCCCGGCCCTGTTCGGCGTTCTGGCGCCCGGAGCCGCGTCGTTCCCACCGAAGTACTCGGGGAACCGGCGACGCATCGTTGTGTCGATGGCCTGCCAATATTCGTCGGTCCCTACGTACTGGGAGCCGTTGTTGCGCTCCAGCTTCTGGTGAAGCCCGAGCGCCGTAGCCGTCATCTCCGAGTCGGTGCCCCACCACGAATTGCGCTCTTGCCACGCAAGGGTCTTGGGGTCCGGCTTTGGGATAGCTGGCGCTACTTGCGTATTCTGTACCATAGGCTGTTCAGCCTGTACAGTGGGCCTGTAACCCCTAAGTTGGGCCAGCCGGTACTGCGCTGCATTCATGCGTTCTTGGGCGCCGACAACCGCGTCGGTATCCCCGGCCTCCAGCGCCGCTTTGTAGTCGTTGCGCGCGGCAGCGGCCTCCAGCTCAGCGGCCTCGGACCAGCTCGCTACCAGCGTCTGTTCGCCGTAGTTGAGGGTAGACCGAAGGCGTTGGTTCTCTTCGAGCGCGCGCTGCGCGAAGGCCACTGCCTCCTGCTGCTCACGCATGGCGCGCTCCTTGTCGCGCCGCTCGTCGTGCCAGACCTTCTTCATCTGCTTGAGGCGGGTCTTGACCTTCTCGGAGTAGTCTTCGAGCTCGTCCGCCTCAAGCTCCTCGACGAGCTCCTTGGGCATCGGGTCCCGGCCACGATCCGCCTCGGGCGTATCGTCCTCAACCTCGATCTGGAGCTCGTCTTCGACTTCGTACTCAAAGCCGTCTTCAGCTTCGCTGGTATGGGTAGTCATTTGTGCCTCCTAGGCTCTCGTAGTCGTTCAGGCTCGCGCGTAGCCACGGGGGTCTTCGACCACCGCCTCCACGCAGTCGTCGTTGATGATGCGGAACTCTTTGCCGTGGATTTTCACCCGGGTGCCCGTGTGCGGGCGGACGAGGATGAAGTCTCCGGTCTTGCACCATGGGCCGCTCGGGAACCGCGACGGGTCGCCGTAGCAGTCAGGGCCCATGTCCACGACGAACAGCACCGTCGTCAGGAGCTCCTCGTGGTGTTTGGTAATGTCGGCCTTGAGGATGCCGCTCTCATAGCGGTCCTCCACCTCCGGCAGGGCGCACAGGATGCGGTAGCCCGACGGCTGCGGCAGCTGCGACGCGGGGCGCTCGATGGGTGTCGCCTCCCCACCGTCGATAAGCGGCGGCAGGTCCTTGATGTCCAGCTCAGTCATCGCTGTCTCCGTCCATGCGTTCTGCGGTCTCCATGATGATGCCGACCACCGTCCGGTAGCCCTGCACTCGACCGCAGTGGAACTTGTAGTCACCGAAGTCCTTGGCCCCGCCCTTGGCGAGGTCATGCTCGATGACCTTGATCTCCTCGTTGACCTTGTCGGCCATGTATTTCAGCAGGTCCCTGCTCATTCACCGTTCTCCTTTTGCGGGGCCTGCACCGGCTGTGGCGCCGGTTGCGAGGTTTCCCGGGCGATCTCTACTCCGATGCGGAGCCCTTGCTCTTGTTGCTGGGCGGACAGCTGGGCCTTCGCCGTGGCCATCTTCGCCCCGACTTGAAGCCCGGCCACCTGCTGCTGAGAGGCGATGCGCTCGCGCTCGATGGCCATCTTGTCCGCCGTCGCGGCGGCGTCGATCATGGCCTCTTTCTCCTTGAGCGCGACCTTGCGCTCCTCAAGCTCCAGCTCCTTCTGCTGTATCTTGAGGATGGGGTCCTGCGCCTGTTGCTGCGCCTGTTGCTGCGCCGCCTTCTGCTGGCTCTGCTGGAGCACCTGCTTGGCCGCAGCCGCCGCAAGGCGCGAGATTTGCAGCTCGGTGTCCTCGTCCATCTCCGCGTCGGGCGGCGGGTAGGGCACCCCGGCAGCGTCCTCGATGCGCTTGCGGTACTCGAACGCCAAGTGCTCGGAGATGTGGGCGTTCATCGCCGCCACCATCGCCTGCGCCATCGGGTTCTGCCCCATGAGCTGCTGGACCTGCGGGTCCTGCATCGCCGCCATGTGGACGGTGATGTGCGCCTCGTGGTCTTGGTAGATGAACGCCTTGACCGGCTTGCCGTTGATCACCGCCATGTTCTCGCTGACGGGGTCGGCGGGCTTCATGTCGTCCCCGTCTTTCAGGGGCACGAGCTTGCTGGCGTTCTTGATACCGAGCACTTCCAGCATCTGACGATGCAGGTACGGCAGGTCGTAGAGCTGCGGGGCCTTCTCCGCCAGCTGCATCACCGCCTGATACTGGACCACCTTCTGCGCCATGGTGGCGCTGTTGGGGTCGCTGACCGGGATGACGTCGACACTGTCGTAGTCGGCCTTCTTGGCGGACGGCTTCCCGTCTTCCGGTGTGTATGAATACTCATCCGGCGTATAGTCGCGGATGATCTCCTTCAGCAGCCGGAACTCCTGCCGCATGGAGTAGTGCACGCGCGCCTGAACCGCCGACATGACCTTCAGCGTGCGTTCGAGGATCGCCAGCGTGGTGCCCACCGGGGCCTGCGCGCTCATGTCCGACACCTTCATGTCGGCAGCGCTGGCGAACCGGCGTCCCTCCTCCACTATGGTCTGGAGCAGGGTGTTCAGGACTTGGCTCGGCTCCTTGTACGGGAGCGGCATGATGT